TGACTTATTAGAAAAACCAGATTGGTATCAATCTTTTAATGGCAATGCAAATGTAACAACACAGTTGCCATACACACTTAAAACTGGCGTAGGTAGAACAGCAAGACAGTTTGTAAATCAAGCACCAGCAGGTGTTGGTACTTGGTGCATGGAACTGCAACCTTCACAACAAATAGAGTGTGAATACATTACAGATGCTTCTACTCTTGCATATCCAAGACAGGCTGGTCAAACTTCTAAAGGTGCAACATATGAATTTTGGATTAAAATACCATCAGGATATACATTGTCACAAGACTATAAACTTCTTTTTAGAGAAAGAATTAGTGGTGGATATACAATTTATGACAGAATTGCGTTAACCACTGACTTCCGTATTGCAGTTAAGGGCTCAAATAACGGTTCTAACGGTAATGGATATTACATGTCATCTGGACAGATTAATACGGACCCACTTTCGCTTGATGTTTGGCATCACATATCAATTGTTTATGCTGAAGATACGATATATCAAAGTTCAACAGCATTAAGAGGTTATGCAAATATTTTTCTTTATTGCGATGGAATTCTTGTAAACTTAAAAGAAGGAGATGAAACAGCAGGTGCATCTCAATCTTCTACAACAGGAAATATTAACTCTAATTCAGGATATTCATTTGGTTGGGATAAGTCAAACGGTGAAAACTGGAGTGGTGAAACAACTCTTGATGGTGGCTACTTTGCACAATACAATAGTACAGGCATTCCAATTAAAATTGCAGGTTTTGCAATGTGGATGAAAACTGCTCAAACACATAAGCAAATTGCTCGTAGATATATGTTTGGTATTGCTTCATCAAAGAATCGTCAAGCATATTTAATTCAACAATCTAATCCATGGTTTGCATGTGACTTAAATAATGTTAGTTGGAATGGAACAAATGAAACTTTTCAAAACCAGTTTGGTAGCAATGTAACATCTAATGGTAGTTGGGGTACATCACTTGCAACTGGACTTGTAAACAATCTTACTACAAAAAATCCAGACTCATTGGAAGGAAACGGAATTACTCAATCAACTACATGGGTTGATTATTATAGTGGTCAAATAGCATTTGATACTACAAAGTCTGCACAGTTAGATGCCCTCCATATGTCAGGTAACTTTTCATTTGAGACATGGGTAAAATGGGGATGGACAAAAAACAACTTTAAGCCAAACAAAGCAAGTACAGGACCAGTCTATAACATGCTTACTACTATTGGTGGTGCAGCCCATGTTATTCGCACTTCTTCTGATGGAAGAATTGAGTTTGCTGATAGATTTAATGATGTTTTATTTACATATTCTGCAAATACTGGACCATACTCACAACAACTAATTACAAATAATGACTGGGTACATGTTGCAGCAACATATCAAAATATCGCAGGAACAGTAACTTGCAAATTCTATCTTAATGGTAGACATGTTGCTACAAGAACTGTAACAGGTAACTTACAAAACCCAACTTGGGGCACAATCAATAGCCTTAACCTAATGTTTGCTGGTGTTGCATCGCAAGCAGAGCCTAAGACAATGGATATATTTGCTATTTACGATAGAACATTAAGTTCTTATGAAGTACAAAGCAGATATCTCAATTATGCTGCTGTTGACAGAAATGTTACATATTGGGATGGTGTTAAATGGAAAGTACCTACAGCCAATAAATATTGGGATGGAACGCAGTGGGCATTCTGGAATGAGAATGTAAAGCACTGGGATGGCGACTCCTGGGAACTGGTTTAAAGCCTTCTAAGGCCCATTTGACAGCCTAATAGATATCTGCTATACTTATATTGTAGCCACGACATATGGCTCACCTCTGAGGCCCTACATAGTCCTGATTCGTACCCATTACTGTGTAGGGCTTCTTCCTTGCAAAGTTTTGAAAACTCTGCTATACTTATAGTATTCGCATCATCAACGGTACGAGTGGTTTATCAGGGGTTAGCACTGGAAACGGCCTAACTTAATGGGATACGAGTTTTAGAGGTATCCAGCAGCAGAACTGTCGCCCTGTCCTTGGCCATTTACCTGCTTTTCTCCAAGGTTTGTCGTATCACAAATATATCCCTTGCTTCGCAAGGAAAGCCTACGGCTTTAGATTACCAAGAATAATTAATCAGGAAAGATTCTCTTGATTAACTAATAAATATAAGGGCGTTAGCCCTTCCTGGCAAAGCCAGGGTAAATATAAGAAAGGAAATACTATGGATAATACTATTAAAGAACTAAATAAGCATATAGACCGTTACCTTAACAAAGGTAAGGATTCTGATATAAGAATACAGATAGAATTAGATAAGATTAAGTCTTGGGCTGATGAAGAGGGGTAGACCTAAAAAGGTAATAGATTATGATACTGTAATCTATGATAATCAAGAAAGACAAAGACCTTTGGATTGGAATCAGTATGATATCTATCTAAGGAAGAAAAGGTTAGAAGACCTGATAGAAGGGTTTGTACAGATATCTCAGATGGCTGGGTATGAACCTACTTGGAAAGATAAGCAGGATATCAGGAAAATGATAATTTCTCAAAACCTTCATAAACAATGATACAATAGTACTATGAACAATTTATCAGACTGGGATATTAATCTCGCAGAAGGCAAATGGGGAGAGAACCTCCTTACAGATATATTGATGGATTGTGGTGATAAGTTAGAGGTCAAGACTGATTACCAATGGCAGAGAACAGGCAATATCTATGTGGAGTATGAATGTTTCTATGTACAAGCAGGCAAAGATAAGCCATCAGGCCTAAGCGTATCTGAGGCACCATATTATGTGTTTGTACTGCCTTGGGGTGAAAAGAAGCCTATTATCCAGATAGTACCTACAAGCCTATTGAAGTTAATTGTAAAGGCAAAGGGTAGAGAAGCAGAATGTACATACTCACAGAACCCATCTAAGGGCTACCTTATTAAGTTAAATGACATTGAGGATTTCATGCGTGGGCAGGTATCCTAAGTACACTTGGCCAGATTCACCTATGTATTACCTGGGCAAATACAAGACTACCCAAAGGCCCAGGGTATGTGTAAGGTCAGGTCATACTGCCTATTACTACCATCCTACATATGATTGGCTATGCAGTAGTTGCCTACTAGATTTGGTCAATATAGGTCAGATGGCGTTTAAGTGGTGTGAATATGAGGAGGTTTGGAATAGATGTCAAAGATTACTGGACAGACCCCTGACGGGGCAAAGACCGTATGGTATTGTGAAGAATGTGGATGTGGATATGAACAATGCTGCCCTATGGGAAGACCCATTGGATGGGTGGAAATAAGTGGGTAACTATAACAGTGCTGAGTATAAGCGTAACAGGAAGATAGTCCTAGAACAGGCTAACTATATCTGCCATTACTGTGGTTCTTCAGACTCAAACACAGCAGACCACATAATTCCTGTGAGTTTTGGCGGGACAGATGAATTAAGCAACTTATTACCATGCTGTGTATCATGTAATAGCAGTAGAAAGAATAAGGTACTCAAGCGTATGCCCTATTGGAATAAGCGTTATGGATAATCTATTATTGGTCATGCAGTGCTGGTTTGTACTATACATAGTATGGAGATATCTATGATTGAGCGTAGATGGTTTGATACTATAGTTAATAACTACAGCATTTCAAACCTTATATCAAATAGACAAACCACATATACTATGTATAAGACTATATCAAACCTTCATATCCATCATATGCATCATATTGAGTATATAAAGGTTTTGGACATATATGGCCAATATGTAAAGGATTTGACAAACCATTATATCTATGCTATGGCCAATATGCCAAATATAAGGTTTGGCCAATATAAAGGTTTGGACAATATAAAGTATATGAAGGTTTGGTCAATATGAGGTTTGAAAGGTTTGAAGGTTTGGTGGTTTTTTTATTTGGCTGCCGTGCTACCCTGCAGACTCTCTACAAACCCTAAACCAAATAAATAGTAAAAGGAGAAATAATGAAAACTGGATTCACAGGAGGAAATGGACCTAGAGCAAATAGGGACATCTCTCATATCAAGGAACCTCTTAACCTTGATTTCACATTAGAGGAAGCAGTAAAGGTATCTTTGAAGTCTGCCACTTGGTTAGATGAAGCAGATTTGGGTGCTGCCACTCAAGCAGTACTTCTAGCACAAACAATGGATGCTCATCCTGAGCGACGCCATCAAATAGCACCTATCCTGATAGCCCTTTTGGGTAATTTGGGGCTTCTAAATAACCGTACAAGTGAGGCTTTAACCCCTCAACAGATGCTTGCACAGATAGCCCAAGGAGCATAAATGGAGTGGTTGCCAACTGCATATACCAAACCTTTAAGTGAAAATCTAGTCACAGATGGTGATAAATTAATCAACATTTCTCAAGCATTGTGGAAACTTCCTGAGAAACATGATGAACCTTTGGTGTTAACAGACTGGCAAAAGTGGTTAATTAGAGCAGTATTAGAAAGATATCCTGCAGACCATGAGGACCCGTTTAAGGCTGGTAGGCTGCGTTATAAGCAGGTGGTAGTCTCTATCCCTAGAAAGAACGGAAAGTCGCTCCTAGGTGCCTTATTTGCCTTATACGGTATGCTCCTGCATGAACCTGCACCTGAAGTAATATCAGTTGCTGCTTCTTCTGACCAGGCGAAGATTGTTTATAGACGACTACTGCATCAGGTACAAACATCAGAGTTATTACAAACCCTGTTCTCTCGTTCTACAGAACATAGAGGCATGTGGACTAGTGATAACACTGGAGTATATAAGGTTATTGCGGCCAAGGCAGGCACTGCCCAAGGTTTGCACCCATCCTTATCTGTTTTTGACGAACTCCATGTTGCAAACGAAGATGTATGGACTGCTATGGCTTTGGGTTCTGCTACTCGTGATGACGGCATTATTATTGGCATTACAACTGCTGGTGATGACTCATCTAGCCTACTTAAACACCTCTATGAGCGTGGATATAAGTCTGTAGATGCAGACCCAGACTTTGAGAGGTTTGGCTTCTTCCTTTGGGAAGCACCTATAGGGTGTGAAATAGATGATGAACAGGCCGTAAGAAGGGCCAATCCAAACCTTGCATCTGGCATATTATCGTGGGAATCTGTTAAAAACGAACTAGCAACTATGCCTGAGCCTGATGCTAGACGATATAGACTTAATCAGTTTGTATCTTCTATGAACTCTTGGCTACCAGCAGGTATTTGGCAGTCATTGCCTCATGGAGAGGTTGTTAATCCAAAGGTCTTTGCTATAGACAGGTCAGAGTCATGGGAGTACGCTTCTATCGTATCTGCAGAGCCAAATCCTGACGGAACAATTACAACTGAACTAGTTGCATCATTAAATAACACAGATGCAGACCAAATCATACAAGCCTGCAGCAAATTACAGAAATATGGAATGCCGTTTATCATGGATGGCAACATCCTTGGTGACCTTGCACAAACCATGAAACAAAGAGGTTTTAGAGTGCAAACGGTATCAACAAAGGATATAAGTAATGCATCAAACAACTCATATAGTAGAATTATAAAGAAGCAACTAAAACATCCAAAAGATGAGATAGTTACTCTACAAATGCAAAGGGCTGTACGCAAAAATGTAGGTGAATCTTGGAGAATTACAAGAAAAGATTCAGCAGCAGAAATTGATGCAGCATTAGCAACAGTAATGGCCATTTGGTATGTGGATACGCAAGAAACACCACAACAGATGGTCTGGTAAAGGAGAACGCATGGGATTAGTACAAAGATTTTTAGGGTTGGAAACAACCAATGAAGTGCCATCGTTCGTGCCTGAAGTTCGTGAGTCTATACTACCACCTGCTCGTTCAGACATGGTAGTAAATGAGTCCACAGCATTATCATTAGTACCCGTAAGCAGAGCATTAGCAGTTCTTGAAACAGCAATGATGCAAATACCTGTTGATGTGTATAGAGGTAATGAGAAGATTGAAACTCCTCTTTGGTTGGAAACACCAGACATTGAGAACAATGTATCTCAGGCTGAATGGATTGGTAGCACTCTTGTACACATGGCATTGACAGGTAATGCATTTTGGAAGGTAACTAGAGGTGCTCGTGGCATAGCCAACATTCAGGTTATTCATCCAACAAACATTTCAGTTAACACTGACAGAAATGGAACCGTCTATTATCAGATGGCAAACAAAAGATATACAAACAGAGATATCGTTCACATTAAATTATGGGCTAAGCCTGGTGTAGACCAGTTGCTTGGCGAAGGACCACTGCAGCGTCACAAGGCACTGCTGCGTTCAGCACTAGACCTAAACAACTATGCTGACAACTGGTTCCGTACATCAGCAGTACCAACAGGTACTCTATCAACAACAGAGTTTCTTTCTGAAGATGTTGCCAAGCAAAACAAGCAGGCATTCATAGCATCTCAGCAAGAAAGAAGCGTTGCCGTATTATCTTCTGGCCTAACATATGAAAGCATTTCTCTTTCACCTGAGCAGGCACAGTTCCTTGAGAACCAGAAGTTCATGATGCGTAAAATCGCTACAATGTTTGGAGTTCCAACAGTCTATCTAGGCATGTCCGTAGAAGGCCAGGGAATGACATACACAAACGGTAATGAAGACCGTAACAAATTGTTTGAGGATGGTCTACAACAGTACATCGTTCGCATTCAACAGGCAATTACTGATTTATTGCCTAGAGGACAAAAGGCTAAGTTTAACCTAACTGAGTTCCTTCGTCCTAACCAGTTAATCAGATATCAAGCATACGGAATTGGTCTTGACAAAAAGTTCTTAACTGTTGATGAGATTCGTGACCTAGAAGGTCTTCCACCAATCAAGGTAGAAGATGTTCCTGTCACACCAGAACCAGTTCAAGATGTGCCACAGGATAACCCTGATAATGCACAAGACACTCAACCTACCGTATAAAATGGAGTCATGACTATGAATGAAATGATTAAACGCTCATTTGAGATAAGAGCAACAGATACTGAGAAGCGTGAAGTTTCTGGTATCGCTGTTCCTTACAATGAGACCTATGACATGGGTGGCGGAAAACTAGAACGCTTTGCAAAAGGTTCAGTTGATACCACAGCACATGTAAAACTATTTCGTGACCACAATGAGATTATTGGCGTAGTTACAGAAATGCAGGAATCTGATGAAGGCCTTTTAATTAAGGCAAAGATTTCAGAAACAACTTTAGGAAATGAAACACTTGCTCTAGTTAAAGATGGAGCAATCCGTTCTTTCTCAGTAGGATTCATATCTTTAGAGACAGAAACAAAAGGCAATACAACCATTCGCACAAAGGTAGACCTCAAGGAAGTTTCTTTAGTTCCTTTCCCTGCGTATGACAATGCTGCAGTACTTGCAGTAAGAGAAGAAACCAATCAGGAGGAAATATCCATGGAAAACACAACACCTGATTACACTTCA